CGCCAGGCGAGTCGGAAGACGCAGCGTCGCTGGTTACGATCATGAATAACCATGCGGTGTATGGCGGGTATTACCGGCAGCTGCTCAAGAGTATCTTCGCGATCCTGAAGTACAATCGCGGGGGACTCACGAGTAATTGGGCAACAGATTACGGCCCGAAAATCGGCACCGGCTCGAACGGGGAACCTACTCTTGAGTCGCAGCCGATCTTCAACGGGAATAAAGTCGAAGCTGTTGACATGTACAATTTCATGTACGATCCAGCGGTCGATCCCACGATGCTTCATTGTGAGGGCGAGTGGTTTGCCGAGGTCAAAATGCGGAGTCACTACTGGCTCAAGAACAAGTGCCTTGAAGGTACGTATTATAATTGCGACGAGTACTTGGATGGGGATGTCGGCGCGAGTCTCTTGGCCAAGTATTACGTTGATCCGCCCGCCTATACCAAAATGGCCCTCGACGAGTCGACAAGTTCGCAGTCTTGGGTGTCGATCTGCGCGGGAACTGAAGCTGGTTCCATGACCCACGGCGCGTACGAGTTGACGACGATGTATATACGAATCAACCCGAACGACTTTGCCCTGATCCCAGGGACTCGGGCAGATAAAGCCGCGCATAATAAGTATGAAGTCTGGCGGTTCACGATTCTCAACGATGAGCAGATCATCGAAGCGACGTTTATGAACAACATCCATAATTATCTGCCCACGTTTTTCGGAGTCAGCAATGACGGCTCGATGGGCGAAGCGGATAAGGCACCTAGCGAAATCATCGAACCTTTGCAGCAGTTCGCGAGTTTCCTGCTCAACACGCATGTGCTGGCGAATCGCAAGAACATCTTCGGCACGACGTTCTATGATCCGACCTGCGTGGACTACGCGTCGGTTCCCGAGGGCGAGGTTGCCGCGCGAATCCCACTGAAGCCGCAAGGTTACGGCAAGGATATTCGCACGATGGTTCAAACCACGTCGAATACGTTGGACACCAAGCAGACTCTCGGCGATTTGCAGGGGATGCTGGATGTGATCAACCAGTTCTTCCCGACCCAGAGCCTGCCCAGCCAGATCGCCAGCATTGACCGCGCGGTTGACTCCCAAGTCGCCGCGGTTCAGCAGGGTGCGAATCGGCGGCAGCACAAGGGCGCGAGATTGCTGGACGATACGATGATGCGGCCGCTGCGATTCTCGCTGTATTACAACGTCGTGCAGTATCAGCCGGACAACGAGACGATCGTCGATTATTTCAAGGGCACCGCCGAGAAGGTTGACTTGAGCAAGTTGCGGGACACAAATCTGGCGTATGTGATCGGGCAGGGACTCAAGGCGATCGACCGCCAATCGACGGCGAGCCTGATGCAGCAGTTGATCTTTGCGTTGATTCAGGCCCCGGCAGCCGCCCAGCAAATCGACTTGCTTGGGATGATGGATTACTGGACCTCGATGTTGGACATTGACGCCAGCATGGAGCAGTTCAGACTCCCGCCTCCCGCTGCACAGACCGCGCCTGGGACTCCCGGGGCTCCGGCTGGCAGCGCGATTTCTCCGGCGACCGATCCTGCGGCGCTGACGACTCCAATCTACGGGGCATGACATGATTGACGCAAGGCTCTTGCTCGCGAATTACGCGGAGCATGACCGCAACGAAGTCGCGCAAGCGATCGAAACCCTCGCGAGTCTCGGGGTTTTCCAATTGCTTGCCAACGCGAATAAACAGCAGATTCTTGGGCGATTCGATCAGGGCGATCCTGCCGAACTCGCCAAGGAAATATTGGGGGTACGGCAGACAAACCTGATCCTACTCGCCCTCCACGAGTCGGGTCGAACCATCAAAGAGGAATTGAAAAATGCGTAAGGGGTATGTGAATCTTGGGCGTCGCGGCTGGGGCAAGCGCGAAGTTATGCTTGGTCGTCTGATTCGCGATGAAGAAGGCCACGGCGATGTCGGTGCGGGCGCCAATAACGGCGATAACGGAACGGGTAATTCCGCTCCCGGCGCGAATAGCGAGTCCGGCACCAATAACAATGGACAGGGCTTTGACGCTGCCTCATTTTGGGGTAGTCAGAACCAGGGTGCTGAAGGTTCCGGTAATCCGGGGTCTGCAACCGAAGGCGAGTCTGGTTCTGGCACCGGCGGCGGCGAAAACTTTGCGGAGCAGATGACGAATCAGCTTTCGTCAATGTCATTCGGCGGCCCGGTTCTCACGGCTGAAATCGCGCAGCAAATCAACGAAGGCAATTTCGAGGGATTCCAGACCGCGCTGAACTCGTCATTGCAGACGGCGGTTCGGCAAACGATGGCGATGAACGTGCAAATCTTGCGCCCACTCGTTGACCAAATCCTTCAGCAAGTCGATGGAAAGATCAACGGCGCCTTCGGGAATCGTGATAATTCCACCGCGCTCGAAACTGAATTCCCCGCCGCGCGTGATCCGAAAATCCGCCCCATGGTTCAGCGAGTCTTTGATCAGGCTTTGGCGAACACCAAGGGGAATCGCGGGGACGCCGTGAAGCAGACCAAGGAAATGTTGTCGATCCTGACTCAGAGCATGGGCGGCGATCTTGGCCTGAACGTAGCACCAAGGGGGGCTGGTGACTCCGGCCGCTCTTCTGACCCCTCAATCAACTGGCTCGACGAATTGACGGGCCGCAATTAAACGGAGTGAAGTGAAATGGCAGTCAAGGGTATCTTCATGTCGAACCAGGGAATCGCGGGGGAGCGCCTCGGCGATTTTGCTTCCGCAATCCTGGTGACTCAACCGACCGGCACCGCGCCGTTCCTCGCTATGACTTCGGGCATGGGCAAGGAGCCGACTCAGGATGCTGTGTTCACTTGGTTCGAGGACGGCCATATTTCGGGCCGCGCCGCGTGCGTGAGTGGCGGAACCACGACAACTGTGGTCGTTGACGACGGTTCGTTCTACACGCCCAACACGATTCTTCTCGTTGAAGAAACTGGTGAACATCTGTTCGTGTCGGCCGTCGCCGAAAATTCCATGACTGTCATTCGTGGACTCGCGGGTACTTCGGTCGTCGCAATCACGGGCGCCCACCACGTGCAGAAAATCGGCAATGCGTTCGAGGAATCCTCAGGGATGCCTACCGCAGTGACTCAGCAGGGCGCGCCCCGCATGAATTACACGCAGATTTTCCGCAACGGGTGGGCGATTTCCGGTACTGCGAAGGCTGTGAAATACCTGACCGGCAGCAAGCTGGCTTACAACAAATCCATGTGCGCGACTTATCACGCAGAAGATTTGGAGCGCAGCTTCCTGTGGGGCAAGAAGGCGCTGACGACTCTGAACGGCAAGCAGTTCCGACTCACGGACGGCGTGCTGGCTCAGATCGAACAGTTCGGCGGCACGGTGCTTTCGGCGGCAACTGACTCAGGTTCCGGCGCGGTCGCCGGTGATCTGTCGCGCGTCGACCTTGAGGATTTCTTGCAGGAAATCTTTGCCTTCAATGTCAAGGGCCAGCCCAATGAGCGAATCTCGTTCGGCGGCAGCATGGTCCTCAAGGTGCTGAACCAAATGACGTTCCTCGATGGTACGTATGAAATCAAGCAGGGCGAGTCCAAGCTTGGCATCAACGTCAGCGAGGTCGTGACTCCGTATGGCACGCTCAAGTTGATGACGCACCCGCTCATGAACGAAAGCCCCGTTTGGACTCACGAGATGTATGTCATGCATCCGGGCGGCATCAAGAAGCGTGTTCTTCGCGAAACTTTCCGCGAAGATTACGACAAGGACGGGAATCGCCTGAATGGTGTCGACGCCGACGAGGGCGTAATGACAACCGAATGCGGCATTCAGGTCGGCGCGGCTCGCACTATGGGAATCCTGCGGAACGTCCGCAAGGCTGCCAAGTCGAGTCTGACGGTCTAAACCCTCTCCCCAGCCGCGGACTCCATGCCGCGGTCCCTTTGGGGGAGTCGTAGCGATATGGCTCCCCCAATTTTTTATCTTTCGCAGACGAGGTGAATCATGACAAAACGTTATTCCTCCCACCCGACGCAGAATATGCGGATTGGAAAATTTGTGTTTGAGAAGTCGATTCTGACTCTCGACTCCAACCGCCTTGGCCAGCCGCCCAACTGGACAGCCTTGCACAACGGAGTCAACACACTGGCTGAACTGCACATATCGCGCCATCAACAAGCCGTAATCGGGGTGGTAGAACCGCC